GTTATTTACCCTATTATTTCTAATGTTTTTGGTTTTGTTCTTCAAAGAACCTGTGCCAGGCAAACATTGTCCTCTTTTGCCAAGGAATTGCGTTGCACTAATAATATTTGCTAAGAATATAATATCAGTAATGATACTAAAAGGATTCATCAGATATTTTAATCCGATGATACCAGTCATTATTTTGCCAAGACCACTTAATCTACCTAAAAGTGTCTCATCATCACCAAATAATTTATTCGTACCCTCTATAATATTATCTACTATCAGAAATTTTGCAAAGTCTGCAATTTTTTGAAATACAAATGACGTTTTTTCTAAAAATAAAGAGAGTTTTTCTATATTTTTATCATCTTTAGTCCATTCCAAAAAATCCTTCATTAACTGAAGTTGGAATATTTTTGTTGCTATGACTACGAAAGGACTTAAAAGAGGACCGACCCACCCAAATAGTTTTTCAAAAAAACTACTAGTTTTTAGGGTAGGTTTAAATTTTTTGGCATCTTTTCCTTTCTTTTTAAAGTAACCAGAAAGTCCTTTTTCAGTTACCTCCTCAGCGTCTTGATCTTTTCCTCTTCTCTTCTTTCTTCTTTCTACTTGTTCAGTCTTATCAATTAATCCTAAACGTAAATTAGTAAGTTTATCTACATCAATAACTGTATTTCCAACGCCCTCTACTGTCTTACCAAGTCTATTTTGAGCAAGGATAGTTTGTCTTGCAGCAACTACCGCAGGAGTTTTAACAGATGTCACTCCTGGATTAATAAACTTGTAGACTTGTATCTTAGCCACTTTGTGCTTTTTGCTCCTTCATACGTTTTTCTTCTTCTTTTAAGAAGTTAATCAAAAGATTAAAATAGACCTCTTTTTCCCATGGCATGAGATTATCAATATATTCAAGATTCCACTTATGGTGATGAATTAAAGCGAAATTGCTTTCATAATATGTCTTCAAATCCATGTGCAGTAGGGCTATGCGAAAAAACTTGCTAACCCTTCTAGAACAATATCACTCTCAACATTTGTGTTGGGATTTTTAACTTTGACTGTATGAGTCAGTTTTGGCATGGTTTCAAAAAAGTCTTGAATCATTTGAAACTGTTTAGTGTCCATACCTTCAAAGAAGTCTTGAATTTCTTTTTTAGGTACGTCCTGACAGTCATAAACTTGTTCTGGATCAGAAATTGTTCTGATACAACTTCCTGCCATTTCAAAAATTTGATCAACACCAATATCTCCCTCATCATCAACAAAGTTAGTATTAACAAAGGAATCCAAACTTGGATATCCCATAGTAATGGTAACTTCATCTGTGATCTTGAGATCAGTCTTGTGTCCTCTAGTCTTCTTGACTTTGATTTCATCAAGAGGAATATCTACCTCAACGGTAGTTACATTATCATCAGGGCAGGTCAAAGAGACCTTTACATTTTCACCTACAGACTTTGTTCTAATCTGTAAAAACAAAAACTCAATATCAAAAGTTGCTAGTTTGTCGATATCCTTAATATCGGTGCAAGCAGTGATGATTTCTTTAATAGCAGTGATTAGTTGATCTTGCTCTCCAGACTGAGTTGCTAAGAGTAGAAGTTTTTCTTCTTTAACAAGGAATGGTCTATAATTCACCACTCTACCGTCTGACGGTAGTTTCATTTTGTACTTTGGTACATTTAACTTAGGTAATGCCATAGATTTCAATTCAGTGTAGTTATTTAGTCAAAAACCCTAGGGGTCAAATTTTTGGCGGGATTTTTTTTGCGGTTTTCTGGGAACTAAAAGTCGATTTTGGTTTTAGAAGACAGCACTAGATGCTCGTTGGAACTGAGGAATATTATCAGTGAATGGAGTGCTACTAGGAAACTGATAGGTGCCAGGATCAGAGAAGGCATCTTCAGTTAGCATACGATAGCGTTCATAAAAGAATCCGATTGTTAATGTCATCGCTCTAGCTGTGTCATTATTTAATTGAATCGTTCCAATATTGAATGGGAATGCATTTCTCATCTCCCATACTGCAGTTACTCTATATTTTTTTGCAAGATGTTGTGGAAGTTTTGAATCTGCAAGATAACCTGATAATGATGTATCGTTTCTTGCTAGATCTCCTCCCATATCTCTCTCCCACTTGAATATAGTTAGTGATGGGCAAACATAATCATCAAAAAACTCTACATATTGATTTGAATCAGGAGAAATTTTTGTAGTCCACTCCTCAAAAAATGATCTAAGGTATTGTGAACGTGGCATGATAAAAGATATATTCATCTGACTATATGCTGTTCCAGTTATATATTTGATCGATGTTCCTGGCGGTATGTATGAACCAGAAGTCATTTGTTTACTTGGAAGGTTCACTGAGTTAGCATAGTAATTTAATAACGTACGAAGATCACCCAGTGCAGGGTTCAATCGATTACTACTAGTTCCTCCTATTGAATTATTAGGATTCGATTGCATTAACCTAGGTGCAGCAAAATGAACCGAGAACAAGTTAGTGTAACTCGGAGTATTATTTTGTTGCTTTGAAAATGCAAGAAACTCCTGATAGGAAGGATACTGTGCTTGTTCTTTGTTAAAAGCCATTATACTTTAAGTTCTTTTTCGGTAATCAACATGAATTCCCAGTTTTGATCTTTACAGAACTCAGATGCTGCTTTCCATTTTGCTTGATTGACACTCCAAGTCACGACTTCATTAATGTAACGTTTTGTCATTCGTTTCTGAGTTTTAGGCTCCTTTGTTTGTTTCAATGGTTTAACTTCAACCAAATACCTTCTACCTTCTATCTTTACATAGAAATCTGGAAAGTATCTGTGTCTTTTACCATCAACAGGGGAGATATAGGGAATAATAATCTCTTCACTACCCCATTCTTGAACCGTAGAAGTTATATCGCACCATTTCATGAACTTATACTCCCAAGACGATCTATAAATAACGTTATTGGGGTCACCTTTATACTTTCTTGGAAAGTTTGGTCGATATTTTCCTTGATACCTCATAAATACATAGAGACCATGTTAGTATTTAGTAAGAAACTTGTCACAATTTATCGATAATAATGACTATGGGGCTTCTACCCTCCGTTATCCGCTACAACCTCCTGTAATGGATCAGGATTTTAATGGAGATTCTGTTGACAGTCTTACAGGTAGAATTGATTATCTAAGGATTCGTAGGAAGAAAACTGTATTTAATGATGGCACAAAGACATATTATGGAGGAAATAATTTCCCTAGGAATACAGCACAGACCGATCATCATAGAACAATGTGCTATCTTGCCATTCCTAATGGTGTAAGCACTCAGTATACACCGCAATACAATCAAGTAAATTTAGGTGTTGGAGGTTCTGCTGCTATTGCTGCGTTAGGTTCAGGAGGAGCTGATAAATTTAATGCATTAGCAGGATCACTTAGAGACGCTGCAGGATCTGTATTTCCTGAATTTGCTGCTAATGCAATCGTTCAAGGTGCTAATGCCATATCTAATTTTCTAGGTGTTAGTAGTAATCTTGATGCTAATTCTTTAGAGGGTTTAACTTCTGGAAGAGTGTTTAATCCATACATGGAGCAAATATTCAAGCAAATGAACTTTAGAACTCATTCATTTTCTTTTAAGATGTTTGCAAGGAATGTTAAAGAAGCGAGAGAAATTAAAAAAATTATACAATACATAAAAATTGGTGCTCATCCTAAAGTAAGTGGTGTTGATCAAGAGATTAGTGAAGGAATCATGAGTTTGTTTTCTACAGACGATGATGGTGATGATGATAATGTTGAAGGTGCACAAGGAATTAGTAATTTTTTAAGTAATAATACTCTAGGAGCAAATAGATTTTTTGGTGTCCCTGATCAGTATGAACTAGCATTCATGAGAATGAATCCAAAGTCAGGTGAATTTGATAGTGTTACACAAGGTATACCATATGCAAACCCATCAAATGTTGATCAAAGTTTAACTTTACATTACAAGATGAATGCATGTGTTTGTTCTGGTTTTTCTATTGACTACACACCAGATGGTCAGTATACTTCTCTAAAAAGAATTGACGGGAATATGATTCAAGTTCCTGCTGTCATTATGCAATTGAATTTTACTGAGGTTCGTCTCCTCAATCAAGCAGATGCTAGGAGTGGTTTCTAATGGCGTATTTCGATTTTCTACCAAATGTATATGTTGGCGA